TGCTTCAAGATTTTACCTCGTTCATACATACTGTTACACCTAAATCATAATTACTCCTTTTGGAGTAATGTAGCTATGTCATGCTTCAAGATTTTACCTCGTTCATTCACATAGCCCCCAGGGGGTACTATCCCATTTTTGCCATACTTCTCACACCAAAGAGTGTTGAAGTCCTTCAATTCGGGGTTCCTCCCCCACCTTCCCAAGTGTTCCTGGATCAAAGACCGAGCCTTATCAAAACGATCTTCTCCATGATGAAACATCTCTGAGAGATAAGAGTCAACCGACTGTTCAACGGCGGAAACCTTATCGAAATATGGTTTCCTAATCCAGTTAACAATATCTCCCACTATGGGAAGGGGAAGCGGCGCCAAAAGCGTCACTTGTCCTTTATAACTATAGGGTCTAAACTCCCTCTTAAGGAAGGTATTTCCACCCTTCTCTAATTCTACAGTTATACCTATGGACTGCATACAGTCCCTAAATTCCTCATACGAGTAGGCGGTGCCAACACGACGAGTGTCGTCACCATACACAATAAGATAATGTTGCCAGAATCCTCCAAGCGTTCCATACTTACGGAAATAACATAAACAGTGATAGCAAAGATTTGCTAAACTATTAATACGGTCCGTACCATATGCTCCACTTGGAGAGCCACACATAACTTGGAAAACCAAATCTCCAGCAATGTGTACGGCATTCTTAGACTCAGCTAACAAACACCTGACAACGTTTTCATATTCTGGATTCTTGGTCTTATAACGACGTACCCATGCAACTATAATCTCCGCGATTACATCGAGCCATTGGCTATGAAAGCCAGGTCCAAAACTCTTATAGTCCTCATTGATGACATCGTCATAATTACCATGAACTTCTGCCCACTGCGATGAATGAACATCTATTCCTACAGCTATCTTATTTTCGAGTTTTACAAGAGACTCTAAAAACTCTCCGCAATAACGGCGCATATCAATAGTATGGTGTAGTGGAGCACCATTAATTAATCGTGTAGCCTTCCCTGGTTTTAACAACTCGTCCTTAGGAAAATCCATAAAGATTGAATTAGCACACTGTCCATTCCTTCGCATCTGATTCGCTTCTTGATAATCTTTAAGAGCTATCTGATGCATAGAAACGGCATTTCGTTCTTCATTAACCTTTATGATATCCTTTTTCTTAAAACCTTTTGGGAAACTATTCATGAGTGGCCAACCAATGGCGGTATTTAATTTCATTGGTGTATAGGTGGAACCTGGTACACCAATTATAGCAGTTTCTATATCCATTGGTTGCTCACTAGTTGTTCTAATAGGTGGATTGTTTGGGACTAACCTCTCTATTAAATACGCCGTTATTGCTGTAACTTCATCACTATTGATTGTATGTGGTCGATGGAATTGCTTCTTACAGCCTTCCATAACCACATCAAAACCAATCTTATCTCCCGTCGCTTCCAATTTCTGAACTGCTGGTTGTCTAAAAGGTTCAGATATTTGGCCATGTAGTATGGATGGTTCTAGTTGGGTCTTGCCACTGTACGTAACTCCCTTCGCCGCTTTACCAAGCGGTATAAAGTCACCTTCTAAAGGAGCTTCCATACGTGGCTCACCATCGATAACAGGTGGGTCCTGTCTGCGCAATTTCATGTCGTGATCCGTAGCCCCTAAACAACGAAGGGCCTCTACTATCATTTCACGACTAATACTAACGGCAAAGGATTTACCCGTCATCATCTTCGCTGCCACCACCATACCACACAAAACATCATTAGACATAATGAGGGTACCACACCGATGTGCGTTACCTCCATTTCGCATTGAAAATCCAAGCAGTTCAGAACGCATGTTGTCAAGTCCGGTGTTATTATACTCGACAGTCTCATAAAAGGGTTGAATCTCAGTAGGACCCCAATGTACTCTATCTTCTATTGGTTTAATCCAATGGGATTCACTCCTTAAAGAGGCTGCTTCCATATTTTTACAGAAGTAATTGACTATGTTCCTACCAGCTGTTAAGCCTGTCAATCGTACCACTGCGAGGTCTAGTGGGTTAACTTCGCCTTGTAATTGAGCCACAGATATTTCAGACTCTTTGAATGTCAATTGCGGGCTGTACACTCCATTATACAAAGTTCTCACACGTAGGTCCCCTTGTGCAACTAAAAGGTGGTATGGCATAAGGACAAAATCATGACATAGTCGAACTCCCCACATTGTAAAAGTTCCTTTTTTAAGTTCACAGAAGCTATTTGACATAGCTGCTATCTTCTCATCACCTGTCGCATGAAGGGTAACAAGTGACGCTTTTGGAGTAGTGAAGCGCATGGGGGGATTCTTTACTTTATCTGTTCGACGAATGTCACCAGATTGACTTACCGTGGCCTGTATTTTAAATAATGACACCACATACTTGTATATTCGGACGGCAACCCAAATTGCAATACCGAGCTGTGCCAAAGGGACTAAAATCTGAATCACATCTGTGCAAAATGACACAGCCTGACGGCCATATTGTTCCCAATACGAGGTGTCCTTCCGCACATAACCGAAAAATGTGTTAAAGATATCAGTCGCTGTGACACCTGGCTTTCCAAGTATCTGGTTTAATAATATCGCTTGAGTTTCTGGATCTTTGATCTGAAATAAAGAACCACTAGCAAATATACGCACGACGTCCCCATCAATAAGGAAACCCTTAAATGGTGAGGTCATATCGCAAGTACATTTAGGCATACGGAACCCACCAATACCCATTTGTTGTTCTATGAGATGTATGGGGTCCATTCCTGCAGGTTTCGCCCTACGTGTGAATTTAAACATTGAGACGGCACAAACCGGGGGAATTACTACCTTAACATCAAATGTTGTTGGGGATCCAAAAACACTAGCGCGCTGGTTTACATAATTTAGGACCACTGCAACCTTACCATTAATGACTTCAAAATAAGCCCTCTCCAATACCCGAGGATTATGTGCACAGGCAGCTGACACCTGATGCCAATGCATGTAGCCCCTAGGTAGCTTATCAGAGAAAACTCCATCCAGCTTTGATATGATATCCACAGGCCAAGCATACTGGCCAGGCGTTTCAGGAAGTGTATCATGCCAAGTATAGATGAGGTTCCCTTTGAGGCTTACATCGGGCTCTCTCTCGTCATTTATTACTGATGCTGCATTCCCTTCGATTTTCTTATCTATATAATGAAGTTTACAATAGGCCTTCTTATACCCCTCTGAAGTTAACTCAGTAGAACAATCACATTCATTGCTACCAGTTGTTGTTGCGGTAACTTCACACCGTCCACTAATAAATATATTGCGTGGCATATCATCTGGTGGTTCTAATAAATCAACATCATTTAATGGAGTTGGATTGCCTGTGGCTTGCAAACGGATGACCTCTGGGAATTCATTGCCAGTAATCTGATGGTCAGGTTTAAGTTTGGCATATAAATTTTCTTTCACACCAAGCGCTTGTAGTTGTTGTGAACGAAAACTTACAGCATCACTCTTAAGAATTTCTATAAGGCGGGAAAAAGACACAAATGTTGATGGAGGATCTGTGTCTATACCATTCTTATGGAAACCAAATTCTAAGTAGAAATTTTCACCGCGCCTAACACGATCTTCGTCAGTTATTCTTGATGGAAAATACACTTTCTGGCCCTCACAAGTTTCTTCCAAATTAATACCCCTTTCCGCGTACTCCGCAATTACTGATGGTTTAAATTGCACCTTAATTAACGCATGCCGTCTTCGATAAAATAGGGAACTACGTTCCATTCCAATATTAGCTACTGGAGGGAACGCATGGTTAGATGTAACTAACACGGCCACAGCATCAACCATGCGCTTCTTATCCTCTAATTCAGCGAAGGGGGGATTAACTGGGAAGGGCTCTATGAGGGACGACACTTCGGCAACATGCTTACGATAGTTCTCACCAGTAGAAATTTTTGCGAAATCCTGGACGGATATCAGTTTTTGTTGATTATACCCATTCCAGAACTCTACATCCAGAGATCTGTAGTAAATAGGGTCATCACTACGGACCCCTAAAACATGACCAACTTCGATGAGAACTTCATCACTTATATGAGATTTACCTACTCCACTATCTCCATATAAGTAGATACAGTATGGGGAACAACGATTCCTACGCAACCCTCCCTGTTTTCCCAATGTATCTATTGCCCGTTGCAGTCTCCCTTTGTTCACACTATACATAGCTGGTGGTGGACGTTTGGTTTGTGCGAATTGGATATCAAACTTTCCACATTGCGTTTGCAAGTCAAGGATTCGACTAGCAAATTCAGGGTTAGAAAGCATGTATTCCCAATTATATATCTCAGTTAAAGTGTGAACCTTTTCCATCCACTCAATCAATTCAGTGCTTAGCCCTTCTGTAGAAGGAGGTGCCTCTCCTCCAAGTACATTTTTCTGCACCCACTGCCAAAGGAGGGATAAACACTTAAAATGAGCGTCCAGGAATTTCTTAACGTTAAAACCAGTTCTAAAATACTCGCGGGCTTCCTTGAGTAGTGCACCACCGCAGTCCATACCCTTGGCGGCTGCTGTTGAAAGACCAAGTGCTGCCAGGATTGAAGTAATGACTAAACTAGTCCACCCACGCGATAATTCCTCATCATCATCATCAGCTGTTGCTGTAACACTAAAGTAATCTAAAATCTTAGTAGCAGCTATACGACATATACCTAGCTCTGAAAATAAAGATGTAATATTTAACAAAGTTTGGTACACTGAGTTAGATTGCCAGATGTTTACGACAAAGGTAGAATACTTCAATATTGCCTCAGCTGTGACAAGTTCAGGTGGAATTTTCCCATTATCCGTTGCGCGATCATACAAGTCATTTAGCCGGTCGGCAGTACCGGCCACTGACTTAAATGACTCAAGGAACCCCTGGACCTTGGAGCTATCAGAGTTTTCAACGACCTCCACAAAATCAGCAACTTTCCGAACACTCTGTAGCACCTCGGCCAATGAATCCTTCTTAGCATTGTATGAACGCCACCATTCGTTAACAGCATCTCTCGACATCCCACGGGCTGTTTTCAAATAGGACGTAACTCTTTCATACAATTTCCTAAACACACCAGCCCGACCAAGATACTCTGTTTCCTCAGCGGAGAAATACTCTGTATCTTGATCGGGCTGGTGGAAGGGAAGATCAGAACTACAACCGGCAGTAGGGCCTGGATTTGACTCCACATCACCATCCTGGGTTAGGTCACGCTCTGGGTCTGGTCGGATAACTAGTCCACGTTTAGTTACCCGCACACGTGGTTCTGAGAAAATTGGACTCCTCTTCAAGTTCATTATCCCAGACGTACCAGCTGGAAGTGTACGCCCCCCAACCAGGTTTAGTGATGGATTGATAACATTATTGTAAGATGGAAAGCCCTGGAAAATATAGAAGTTACCTCCATCTCCCATGGCTCTATACACACGCATCCTCACAGACCCGGTGTCATTGTCAGAGGTGTTTCGAATTAAGGAAAAATCTAATTGATAATTAAAGTCTGATTTACAAAAGCGGAAAGCATCATGAAGTGTGGTTATAAGGTCGGGCCTAAATCCTAGGGGTCGTTGGGCCGCAGATCCCAGTGTTACATCCCATGCCAAGAAATAAGTTTGATTTGGTAATTCAACTATCACATGAACCCTACCGTTACAGTAGGCCGGTAATTGATTAAAGCGAGTAGTGGGGTCGATACCATTAGAAAGTACACTTGCATTAGTTGTCCAAGGGACCCTAAACGAAATTGTGTTATTAGTAAACCAGGATACTCGCTCTCTTGCTATCAGACTAGAACTGCCAGGAAGAGTTGTTAAATAGGAAGCGGTTTGGGCAGTAGAAAACTGAGGTGTTATAATTGGAGATATTTGATCAACGGACGACATTGGACTATGATATACAGAAATGATAGCAGTCTCATAATCCCGACTATTAAAGTTTGGAGTATAAGCCTGATACCAAGGAACGTATCTCTTAACAACATCACGAATGTCGTAAGTCTCATTTAAATTTAGCATCCAGGCTGGGTAAATGCGTTTTAATGGGGTAGAGGCATCTACTACTTTTGTCCGTTCATCATCTTGGTCAACTTGTGTCTCAACCGGTGTCCCTTCCAACCCAGTAGCTTCTAAAATTGTTGGAGTTGTTGTAGCAAAATTACGTAATGGAGAGCCACATGGGAGTAAAAGGGCAAAGTCAGGTGATGCGGCTATTTCAACTACAATATCTATTGTGGGGCTAGCAGTCTCCATTACACGCAACTGGGTCTCAACGAAAATACGTACATAGCCATAGTGGGGTATATTTATGGGGACAACACTAGTATCAACAACTGCATCACTACGTAGGGAAGCGTGAATAGCAGCAAAGGTAGCAGGAACTTGGTAAGGAACTACAAATGTGTACTGACTCTGATCTTGCACATCTAGGAGAGTAGCATAGAGTGCCCCAACATCGTCGCCTAATGGGGTATTATCAGGGGAATACACAATATAGACACGACCGGAATGAAATTTAGAAAGAGCGAAGGTTAAACGCATTAACATATTTCCATGATAACCAGAATAATAAGAAGAAAGGGCTCCTAGAGGGGTTGGAATGAAAGTACTAGCGTTCAACTGTTTCCCACAAAATGGTGTTACGGGGAAAGTATATAACGGGGTTCCTCTTGCCTGGGAAGTGGTCCACTGTACTAAAGCCACTTGTCCAAAAACTTCTGAGACATACTTTGAATTAAATTGGTCATCAAATGGAACAAAAGCAGGGGGGTGAGAAACCGTGTTTTCTGCTTGTAATTGTAATAATTTCACTTTATTCACTCCGGTAGCTAGTGAAAGACTGGTGTTTTGCTGAAGATAGAAGTTTACAGGTTCCCGGATGTCTTGGGGTCGATCCATATCCTCCTTTGGGCAAACCTTACGTAATAATGACTCAGTGGACTCTACCACACCCTTCGCACTTGAGCCAAAACTACCAATGCTACCAGCTATGTTACTAACGGTACCTGCAATGTTAGAAACGGTTGACATCACACCCTTAACACCACCAATTACAGCTAAAAGAGAACCCAGGGGTCCAGGATTGGGTTCAACCCCCTCTTCAGTTAAATCACGACTCCAACTAGTTGCTGTTAATACGGTAGGGGCTACAACTTCAATTGTATTACGCATACCAAAGAATTCCAAATTTGGAAAGCGGACTTGCAATACACAATCTGCAGAAATGGGACCATCTGCCCCAGTACGTAACGGTGCTAAAACTGAAATAAATATGGTATGATAATACATTGGATAATCCCAATTAGAATCTAAGACTGGACTAATTGGATAATGACGCATCCAAGGAACATATAATTTACCTGAATTTGAAGCCCCTGCAGCAATTGTTACATGTGGCATTTGTAACACGTGGGCAACATCGGTGATCCTAGAAGAGGCTGATGTTAGTTCTGAAGCATTATACAAAGATCCCATCACCAAATAACCTGACTGGGCTGGTTGTGAATTTAACTGGATCATTATTTCCATATCACTACGGAAATAGGCATGTTGACGCCAAGGAAGGCTATTTGGTGCATTCTGATTTTGAAGAATTGCATCTATTGGTAGATCGAGGCGTAGTATAATAGAGCCGGCTACCTGACTAGTTGTCCAGGTGAAATCAGTAAATCGTAGCCAACGCTCAGTTAGGTCTGGATATACGTGACGCTCATCACAAATCCAAGGCAAGACACCAAATTCAACATTAGCAACATGCGAAGTAGACGGTTCAGTTGTTTCTGCTAAGTCTACATTATGTTGCTGATCTTGAATTATAGTATTGGACATTTCCGGTCCATCCCTATCCGCTGTTGCAGTTAACACCACCGCTTCTGAGAAGTTGGGCAGCAATGGTGTTTCATATGGTAAACAGCGACCAGGAACAGGCAAGAAATATTGCGCATCAGACTTGAATTTTGACAATTCACGCTTAAGCACATCACGAACGACAGAAAGAGGGAAAGGATCGAGAGCATCTCTTATGTTCAGCCTAGATACAAGTAATGCTGATAAGGTTTGTAAACTAAGAGGCTGTGTGAATTTTGGCTCTACAATCATCCTATTTGAACGACACATACTCATAGTAGTAGATCCGGGTACAAGATACGGAAGAAATATATCATTAGAAACACATGGGCCAATCCATGTATGGCGCGCAGAAAAGATACAAGAATGATAAATCACGTGATATGAAGTATGACGTTTCTGAGGTCCAAGGTACTTCAAACAAACAAATGTATCACACCAAACTTCACCTCGATGAACCTTTGGAATCAAATAACGGGAAAAATGGAAGTC